GCGTTCGGGTCGGTGCCGGGTGCGCCGCCGGCGCCCGGCTCGGGGGCCAGGCCCAGCGCGGCCGCGTCCTGGTCGTTGGCGGGGACGGGAGCCTTCTGCGGGCTGATCCACAGGGCGCGGGACTGCGGCGTGTTGAACGGCTTTCTGTTGGCGATCTGCCGGTACTCGTCGATCGTGATCAGGCCCGACTCGAATTCCTTGCGGGCCTCCTCGCGGGCCTGGCGGCGGGGGAACTCGAGCGCCTGGACGCGGGAGGTGTCGAACCGGATTACCCAGTCGTCGGACAGGTCCGGGTCGAATGCCGACGCGATCAGGTTGAGGTGGGGGAGCTCCGTGTGGGACCAGAAGTTCCACTCTTCCCGGTCGGCGTTGTTGAACGTCCGCTCCGAGGCGTTACCGATGATGCTCTCGTACACGCCGAACGCGGAGAGGATCTCGTTCTTCGCCGTGCTGGAGAGAGTCTCGTAGGCCATCTCCCGGGGGCGGGCGGAGGTGTCAACGAGGGTGAGCTGTCCGGCGTTGTGCGCGCCCGGGGCGAGGCGCCTCTGGATCCGGTCGACCTCTTTGGAGTCGACGCCGTCCAGGTCGATACCGACGATGCCGCCGGGGCGGCCGTCGTTGTCGATGAACGAGATGTTGTAGGTGCGGGCCTTCACGTCCAGGTCGATCGACAGGCCGGCGGCCTCGAGCGGGGTCACGCCGCAGAACGGATCGGTGGGGTGTGGGTCCCGGATCCAGATGACTTTTTCCGGCGGGAGCTCGCGGATATGCCCGCGGTAGTCCGTGAACTGGAAGTGCTTCACGTACGCGGCGTTCTCGTCGTCCGGGATGACCTCGACGCGGTCCGGCGGAAGCAGGTCGAGCCGGGTGAGGACTCCGCCGCGGCTCTTTGTCTTCTCGATGAACACGCCCTTCTTGCTGAGGAGCAACTGGGCGCTGAGGCGCTTCTTGAAGACGTCGCCGGTCTCGAGCGGGTTGGCCTGCTTGTTCAGCAGCCGCAGGAGCGGGTGATTCTCGAGGGTTTCCTCGAACTCGCGCTCGTCACCGCCACGGCCGATCTGCACGGGGAGGGTGGAGGCGTGCTTGCTGATGGCCTCGACGCTCTTGAAGGTCCAGATGCTGCGTTCGTAGCCCTCGACGATGACGCGCTCGAGGTCCCAGCCGTCCGCGCGGCCCGGGGTCCCCCATACGTTCGTGACGCCGGCGAGCGTCACCGACGTGTAGACGCCTCCGGCCAGGAGATCCTTCGTCTCGGTGGGCGGTGATGCTGGCTCCACGGCTCCTCTGGGGACGAGGAGCCCGCGGAGGGCGGGGAAGAGTTGGCGGGGCATCAGGCCCCCTCAGCGCTGGAAATCCAGAGGCCCGCGGCGACCATGAGGGCGCTGATTGCTAGCCATCCCAGCGGGGGCAGCAGGTAGAACAGGACGGCGGTCTGTCCTGCGTAGCCGCTGAATGCGGCGATGGCTCCGGCGTCTTGCTGCCATCGGCGCGTGGAGTTGCGGCGGACGAGAACACCGCTGACGCACAGGCCGATGAGGGCGGCGGAAAGGCCGGCGGTCCAGTGCAGGGCGCCCAGCGCACCGAGTCCGCCGAGCACACCGAACGAGAGCAGGAGGAGCCCGAGAGCCTCCCGGCCGACCTTCGGGTCGGGGAGCACCGACCCAGTGATGTCGGTGGTGGCGACACTGGGGTCGTCGTTCGACGGCTGAGGTTGCTGAGTAGTCACGCCGCGCACCATGAACAGTGGGCGGCGTTAACGTCGCGCGCTCAGCGCGGGGCCCGAGACACCCCAGACATGTAGGCGCCGATACCGCGCCGGTTGATGGTGCCGCCGGAGATGATCCGCGCGTTCGGGGGCGGGGTGGGCACCTTCCGCTTGGCCCGCTTGCTCTGGTCGCCGCCGATCAAGTGCGTGTTGTCGACCTTGGCGGCGCAGTCGTCGCCCTTGACCTCGTCGTACGGGCGGCGGCAACCGTCGCAATACACGTCGAGCGCCTCGATGCGCTGGCCCTCGGTGGCCTTGAAGCTGCCCCGGTAGTCAGCGACGCTCGCGATCTTCGGCGTGACCTCGATCGTGGCGGCCACGACCCAGACGTGGGAGAGGTCCAGCTTCTCCTCCGGCGCGGGCGCAACCAGGGGACCTTCCGGGTCGGACTCCCACAGCGGTTTCGTCTCGACCGCGGGAGCGGGAGCGGGTGCCGGTCTGAGGGCCTTGGCGGGTGCGGGTGGTGCTTCGGGCTCGAGCCACGCGAACAGGCTCTCCTGCAGGTGGGAGCGGCCGGTCTCGGGCGAGAGGGGGGTTGTCGCGGTCGTCACCGTTCCTCCGGATCACTGCGGGGTTGACGTAAAGCGCAACCCCCTTCACGTCCGGAACGTCAACCGCCGTGATCTGTTACACCTGGGCTCTACGCAGACCTCTCCCAGCCGTGCACGGAGAACGGCTCGCCCTTGCGCCAGTGGGCGATCCCCAGCGCGTTGTACGGGACGGTGTTGTCGGGAAGGTGGTCCGCAAGGTGCCAGGACAGGCCCGCGCACTTGTGGGGCTCCATGTTCCGCGGTTCGCCCTCCCAGTGCCGGGCGGCGAAGAACCAGCCGACCCGGGGCTCTCCCTCGGGGTTGCGGAAGTGCATGACGTGCACGATCCGCAGGGCGTCCCGCTGGACGACGATGCCGGTCTCCTCGAGCGCCTCGCGGATCACGGCGTCGAACACGTCCTCGCCCGGGTCGAGCTTCCCGGAAGGCAGGTTCAGCATGCCGTCGGCGTAGCCGGTGCCCTGCCGTTCGGCAAGGCACACGGCGCCGTCGCGCTCGAGGATGAGCATCACGTCGTTCACGGGGAGCTGAGGGGCCACTGTGCTTTGTCCTCCGACCGGTGGGGCGCTTGCCGGTAGGGGACTCTAGCCGGGATCAGACCTCGATCAGCCCCATCTCTCCAACGCGCTCCACGGTCCACTGAACACGTTCGGTGACCGTCAGGTCCATGGGCATCTCCAGCAGCGGTACGCCCGTGGCGCGGCACGCCTCGTAGATGGCGGAGTCGGACTCGTCCTGGATGTTGAGGACCTTCTCCCGCATGCGGTCGCCGCCGGCCTTCTGGTCGTAGCGGTCCCGGCAATACACGATGGCGTCGTAGGCGACGGGCATCCAGGCCCCGCACATCTCTTCGGCGGCAGCAAGGACGGCGGCGGTGCCCGGCTCGGTGGGATCGAGGACCAGGCCGGCCAGGGCCAGGACGTTCGCGGGGGTCTTGTCGGTGATGAGGACCTGGTGGTGTCGGGCGGCGCGCAGCGGCACGGTGAAGTGCTGGGCGAACAGGTCCAGCTCCGCGACCAGGTCGAAGTCCCCTTCACCGTGCAAGACGATGTCCTCCATGAAGGGGCTGGTGCGGGCGGGCTCGCCAGTGCAGGCGACGCCGATGCTCCGCTCTCGAAGGTGCGCGGTCAGCGCGTGGACGAACGTCGTTTTGCCGGCTGCCTGGGTGCCTTCGACTGCGATAACGCGGCATCCTCGGATGGGCACGGGTCCTCCAGGAGGTTGGTGAAGATGGGGTTCTCAAGCCAGCCCCAGGCGCCTTTCGCGCCCTCGGCGATGACGCGGTTCACGTTCAGGCCCTCGTCGGCCCACCTGCCGAGTCCGGCCGCATGGGCGGCGACGTAGGCGGTAGAGAGGGAGTGCCGGAGGTTCAGGACGCTGACGCGCTCCCGGCCCTCGTCCTGCCCGTCCTCGACCCACCTGCGGTGCCATGCGGGCATGGTCACCTTGAGGAGCTCGGGCTGGGTGACGTCGAGGCCGAGCTCGTTGCACACGTCGACCAGGCGGCGCGACTTCCCCGTGAGGAGGTGGCCGGCGTCGAACCGGGTGTCGACGTAGTGGCTCTCGTCCCGGTTGGCGTCGCGCCTGCCCTTCCACTGCGCACGGGCGGCCTGCAGGCGAGGGACGGCATCCTTGGGGGCGTTCGCCTCCAGGACGGCCAGGTCGCTGCAGAACTGGTGCCCGGTGATGATCGTGGACGTCTCGGCGGCCGCGGCCACGGTCGCCGCGGCGTTGCGGACGAGCTCGTCCATCTCGCCGGGTTCCTCGACGTACACGCTCGTCCACTCGAACGGCACGTCCGCCAGGTCCGGCGCGCGGTCGGCGGGCAGGTCGAGCCACGCGACGCTGTAGCAGAAGGGGCGTTGCCCGTTCTTGATCCGGTAGTTCTTCGTCCATTCGACGTCGATGGACGCGATCCGCATGACTCCCGTGCGCAGCGGCGGCGGCTGCAGGGCGCGTGCGGTGGACAGACTGCTCTTGATGATCATGTGGTGTGTTCCTGCCGTAGGACGGGGCCGCGCCCGGTGCGCGCGGCCCCGCCGGACGCTACTCGCTGGCGGACGGCGCCACGCCAGAGAACAGGGGAGGCGCCACCTCCCAGGCGACGGCCCCGACGAACTCGGCGATGCTCAGCGGTCCCCGCCATGCCAGACGCTCGGCGTACTTGCCGCCGAGGAGTGCGGTCGAGACGGCGGAAGTGAGGACACTCGCCGCGAGGACATCGGGGGAGTAGTCCCCGGGCCGATTGTCGGCGAGGGCCTCGCAGGCGAGTTGCGCCCCTTCTTGCTGGGCGGCGCCAGCGAACTCCTTCATCGGCTCCAGGTTATGCGCGACGGCCGTGTCGCTGATGAAACCCGCCGCGGGGCCGAGGTCGTGGCTGGAGTCCACGCAGAGGGCGGTCGCCCGCTCGTTCACGGTGCGGTCGCTCCAGGCCTCGGCCACGGCCGTGATGCCCGCGTGACGGGGCGTCCCGTCAGGGCGGGGGAGCTGCTGCAGGACGTGCAGGTCGTCGGCCGCGTTGTGCCAGGCGATGACCTGCGCCTCGCGACGGGCCTGCACCAGGACGTCGTCGAGGACCTTCACGATCCTGTCGTTCTCGCCCATCTCGTCCGGGACCACGACGTGGTACGCGAACTGGGCGAGCGGCGCGGAGACCCGCAGAATCCGCGTGCGGTGCACGGGCATCACCACGATGCCGGCCCCCATGATGACGCAGGGTTCATCCCCGCCGGCCTCACCCCACAGCAGCGACAGAGCGGCGAGCCACCTCGTCGGCCGTCGCCACGGGTCGGCGACCGACCCGAACGGGGTGTCCGGGCGCAGGAGGTTGGTGTAGGACCTCATGGTCACTTCTTCCCAGTGAGGGCGCCCTGGACGGTGGCGTGGATCGACTTGCCGACGTACTTGGAGACGTGGTTCCGCTTGAAGCGGTACCGCTTCCAGATTTCGGTGATCGGCTCCTCGAGGACGTTGCCCAGGTCCTCCCACAGGTCTTTCGCGTCGTACACGGGCCATGCGCGTGCGGTGCCGTTCGGCTCGATGACGATCATGTGGCCCTCGTTCTCGGGGGTCCATGTCGTCATCCGCAATGCGGGCGACCACTGCAGTTCCGCGGCCTTCTCCTCGAGGCGCGAGAACGCGGCCAAGGCCTCGTCCTGGGTGATGAACTCGTGCTCCGGCAGGCCCAGGGCGTTGCCCTTCCGCAGGGGCAGGATCAGCTTCACCTTGCTGGCGCCGATGACGTCGCCGATCTGGGCAGTGAACGGGAGGGCCGTCAGGCTCGAGCGGTAGACGACGGCCGACATGGCGAGCGGGATGCCGTGCTCCTGGAAGACCCGCACGCCGGCCATGATGGCGTCGTAGTCGCCGCGCATGCGGGTGGTAACCGCCCGCGGGCCCTCGAGTCCGACGTTGGCGTACGCGACCTTGCCGACCATACGGGGGGCGTGGAGCTTGGCGTACACGGCGTTAGTGGGCACGGCCACGATGTGCCCACCGTCATGGTAGATGTCGATGATGTCGCCGAAGTCCTTGCGGAACAGCGGCTCCCCGCCGGAGAGGAACACGCGGTTCACTCCGTCGAGGTTCCGCTGCATGGTGGCGAGTTGCTCGAGCGTGGGGTCCGGCATCTGCAGGATCTCGGAGCAGAACCCACAGTCCATGTTGCAGCGCTTGGTGACCTGGACGATCGCCGAGAGCGGGTGCTGGAGCGTCGCGGCGACCTGGTTGAGGTCGGCGCTCGGGTCGATCGTGAAGTGTTGTCCGTTGAACGCGTAGCCGACGCCTCCGCCGATCTCCCTGTGCTGCTGCTGGGGAACGGTCGGGAATCCGAGGTCGGTCATGTCCTCTGCCTCCTGGTTGTGGATCCGGAAGTGGTGCGGGCCCGGCGCGGGCCTTGCAGGGAGATGGATTTCGGGCACTGCCCGCGCCGGGAGTCTCTGGGCGGCTGTCTCAGGGGGCGGTGCTCATGCTGCGACCGCCTTCTCGCCTGGGGCCGGGGACAGGGCGCGGCGCAGCTTGGAGAGGCTGAAGGTGGCGACGACGGGCGGGTGGTCGGAGACTTCGACCACTTCGTCGGTGACGATGACCTCCACCCGGATCAGGGCCTCGGCCACCTGCGGGGTCGCATAGATGCGGTCGATCCGCTGCTTCGGGCCCTGGTCCGTGCGCCACAGCGATGCCGTGGGGTCGAGGGCGTCCGGCTGACCGAGCACGGTAGCGGCGTAGTGCCCCAGCTCCTTGAAGACCGGCGGCCGCCCGTCGTGCTCGCCGGCGAGAATTTCGTCCGGCCGGGTGTCGGAGACGCGCTCGCCACCCCGTTCGATCGTGCGGGCCTCGAAGTGCGACCGGTCAGCGATCTTGTCCCAATCGGGTAGCGCGGCCGTCTCGTCCTCGGGACGGTGCGGGTAGGAGTTGCAGTCGCCGCCGATGATCGCCGCCATGCCCGGCTTCCCCAGTGTGGCCAGGCGCTTCGCTTCGCTCGCTCGTTGGGCTGGGTCGAAGGAACACAGGTGGAACGAGGCCAGGCTCAGCGTCGACGACGCGCCCTTGAGCTGTACGACCGGGTTGCAGATCGGATGCCACATGCCGGTGCCGTGCTCGAAGTATTGGACGGGCCTGAGCAGGGACGGGTCGGTGTAGACACCGGTCGGATTGGCTGACTCCGGGGTGGCATTGGCGAGGAACGCCGTGTGCACTGGGCCGTTGCCGCCGAGACGAGCAGCCTCCCCCCAGATCGCCCGCCCGCCGAACATGCCCCCGCGGGTGAGC